ATTTTAATAATATTATAGATTCATTAGCATTAAATTATGAATTTTCTAATCTAGTAACAATTACTGGTGATCATACATATGCGGCTGCAAACTTCGGACATCCAAATGTAGTAACAGCAGATGCTACAATTACATTACCTGCAACAGCAGCAGGGGTAAGTGTATGGCTTGTTTGTGGAGGAGATGGAGTAAGAGTAACTGTTTCACCAAATTCAAATGATAAATTTCTTATTGATGTAGCAGGAGCAGCAGGTACTGATAATAAGGATATTATTTTAGCAGCAGCAACTTCTAAGAAAGGAGATTATGTTAAATTACTAGCAGATGGTAGTAATGGATGGAATATCTTAGAATTAGCAGGAACTTGGGTAGATGAATCTTAATAGTTAATCTATTATTATTTTAAAGAAGAGTCGCAATAGCGACTCTTTTTTTTATATGTATTACCAAACGTTACATTATATGACTAAACAAAACAAGGATAAAAAACCACCAAAAGGTTCCGTAAAATTTTCTCTTACTTTATCACAAGAACAAAAAAAAGCTAAAACAGAAATACTAAAACACCCTTACAATTTTATTGTAGGAAGAGCAGGTAGTGGTAAAACTTTATTAGCAGTTCAAATAGCGTTAGATCAATTCTTTAAAAGAGAATTTAATAAAATTATTATAACTAGACCTACAGTATCTACTGAAGATAATGGTTTTTTACCTGGATCAGAAAGAGAAAAAATGGAACCATGGTTAGTACCTATTCGTTCAAATATGAGAAAAATTTATAATAAACCTCCTATATTAGAAAAAATGGAAACTAGTGAACAAATTGAATTATGTTCATTAGCACATTTTAGAGGACGTACATTTGATAATGCTGTAGTCATAGTAGACGAATTTCAAAATTTAACAAGACCACAATTAGCAATGGCTATTGGAAGATTAGGCCATGATTCTAAAATGATATTTTGTGGAGATTCATATCAAATTGATTTAAAAGATAAAAACCATTCAGCATATCATGATATGGCTAAATTAGTTTCTTCTGAATATGTTTTTAAATGTGTATTAAATGATAGTCATAGACATAGTGCTATAGAAGACTTATTAGAATTATTGAACGGCTATCATTAATTTTTCGTATTCTTTTTATATTTATATGAGAATAACCTAATTTAATTAAAATGGCACACATTCCTATTTGGCCCGGATCATCATCTTTTAGTGCTGGTATAGCAGCATTTGGATTTTATGATAAAGATAAAGATTTTCAAGTTGATGCACCTTTAGTAGCTAGTTGGTGTGCTCAAAGATTAGGATATCCTCTTGTAGATGTAGAACTACAAGATAAAAATCTATATACAGCATTTGAAGAAGCTATTACTGAATATGGTGCCCAAGTTTACCAATTTCAAATTATTAATAATTTAGGAAGAGTTAAAGGTACTGACACAGGTTCAGCTCTTAACCAAATTTACTTAGATGACTATTATGGAGGAAGTGGAGGAGCCGGAGGTGCTATGCAACAAGGTTCAGGAGTATCATATAATCTAACAGACAACAGACTATACACTGCTTCTTTAGCTGTTAAAAGAAATAGACAAAGATATAATTTATTATCACATTTACCCGGATATTCAACAGCTACTATTACTTTTACAGGTACTCCTGCAGTATCAGAATCAATAACATTAGTTTCTACAAATGGTGTTGAAACAGAATTTACTGCTTTTCCTTCTTCTAGTGTATCTGCGAGTATAACATCATCAATTGATTTTAGAGATAATGAATTTGAAACAGGATCCTCAGCAGTAGAGGCAGCTACTTCTTTATTTAACGCTATACGAAGTGGTTCAGCAGCAGAATCTTATCATGTTACTTTATCTGCTAGTGCTTTACTTGTAACTCAATCTGTAGAAGGTACTTCAGGAGATACAACAATAACAAGTGGATTATCAAATGTTACAGTATCTAATTTTTCAGGAGGATCTACAGGATTGTCTTTTGAAGCTTCAGGTTCACAAATACAAGCAGGAACTAAAAAAATTGTAATTAAAAAAATATTCCATTATCAACCTGCTGCTATTAATAGATATTTTGATCCTTATGCAGGTACAGGTACAGGAATACAATCATTAATGCAAGCCTTTGGATTTGGTAATTACTCACCAGGTGTAAACTTTATGTTAATGCCTATATATTTTGATGCTTTAAAATTACAAGCAATTGAATTTAATGACACTATAAGAAAATCAGCATATCATTTTGAATTAAATGCAGGAAAATATTTAAGATTATTTCCAATTCCTACAAGAGACTATACATTATGGTTTGAATATACTATGGCTGACAGTGCAACTTCAGCTGCTACTACAGAAGATTCAGCAGGAAAAGAAGTACCAAAAGATAAAAATCTAATCACAGACATTTCAAATATTCCTTATGAAAGACCTACATATGCTTTTATTAATGCACCTGGTAGACAATGGATTAGAAAATATGCTTTAGCTTTAGCAAAAGAAATGTTAGGAGGAGTTAGGGGTAAATATCAATCATTACCTATTCCTGGAGATGAAACAACTTTAGATTATAGTAGATTATTAAGTGAAGCATCAGCAGAAAAAGAAGCATTGATAGCACAATTAAGAGAAGATTTAGATGCAACTACTACATTATCACAATCAGAAAGAAGTACAGCAGAAAGTGAACAAACACAATTAGGATATTCTTTAGATAATCCTTACCAAATATATATACATTAATGATTAGTTTAAAAAATATATTAGGTGAAGTAATAAACACTTTTAGTGTAGAAATAGATTTGTTTGTAGATTCTAAAGCTTTTATATCTGACATATTAAATGAAATTAGAGCTGTAAGAGGAGTAACAATTGTAACTTCTATTACTCCTGATGATTATGTTCAAACAAAAGGAGATCAGTATGTTAGACTTAAAATGAAATTTATAACAAGAGATGAAGCTAAAGATGCTCTACAAAGATTTTTAAATGATGTTTTAGCTACAGAAGAAGGTGAAGATGAATATAGAATACAAGGTATAAAATCTATAAAATTTAGGGATGGAACTATAAAACGATTATAATGGCATTATTTGGAAGAAAAAGAGACGTACATTTATTTCATACTATAAATAAAGAACTTTTAAAAGATATTATTCAAACAGAAGTTGCTTATTATAAATTTGCTTTAGAACAAACAACTAGTAATGTTTATGGTGAATCTATGGGTAAAGTTTATTATGAACCTATGAAAATAGCATGTTTAATTGATAGAGATGATCAATCATGGTCGTCTGATGATTTTGGATCAGACATAAATCAAACTATTGGTTTTAGTTTTCTTAAAAATGA